TTACTGATACTCTTAAAGTATTCAGCAATATCATTTATCTCAGCATCGCTATAGCATACTATCTTAGTCTCTCTTATACTAGCTGCTAGCTTTTTAAAATTAGGTTTATTCTTAAACTCATAAACCCCAGTTCGCTCTAGTGTCTCAAAGGTTGTCCTAAGAGTGCTTAACAGGTGATTAAAGGTTCTCTCTTTGTATCTCTTACCATTTACACCACTGATTAACATAGTTCTTTTTAAGTTCATCAGTAGCTCTGTGGTAATAAGAGATAGGTCTAAATCACCAACCATTTTTATTAGAGTGTTAATCCTTGATGGTGGATTTTTATTGTCCTCCAAGTATTGCCACACGCTTTCTACCATATAGTCCCTAGCTTCACTAAGTAAGAAGGCTTTGGTTTCTTTAGGTGGTTCTAATAACCACTCTAGATTATTAAAGCCTAATTGCGTAGGTGTTAATAGGGCTGCTTGTAGGCTAACCCTTAAATCCTTTTCGCATTTTTGTGCCACCTCTATATCAGTGGTGTTCCAAGTTTTTTGGTATCTTTTACCATTTATATAAAAGTCGCTTTTGTAGCGACCATCTTTTAATTTAAACATACCTTATCGCCTTTGCTTATATTATAAGACCCTCTTATAATTTTGCTTAACTTCTCTCCTTTCTTAATAAGTCTTCTATAAACTCCCTTCCTTTTGGTGTTATAAACAACCTTCTAGCTAAGTTTCTCGTATCTCTATCATCATAGGCTTTACTTATAAAACCATTATCATAGAGATATCCTGTATGTATGCTAGTATTAGCCGTAGTCCAGTTTAATAACTCCGAATAGAAAGCCTGTGTTTCTCCTTCGTGTTTTGCTATTGTAAATAACAATATAAAAAGCTTTATAGAGTAGCTCTTTACAGCATTACCATTACCATTAGTAGGTGGTTTAAAATTATCTAATCTATTTAAAAGCGTTAGAGCTTCACTGACCCTATCTAGATATGTGTTTTGCATTGTTGTTCTCCTTTATATTAACTTTGCTTTAATTGCTTTATCTAATGCTTTATCATCTTCTAATGCTCTATATACATCAGGATTAAATCTTTCATCAACTAATTCTACTATCTCCCAATCTTCTACCGTTTTTTCTAGCCTATAATTACTATCACCAGTTTTAGGGTGGATTGTTATATGTAACTCCCTAAAAGCCTGTGGTTTTTTCACAATCCCCAACTCCCCCTTATGTCTCTCATAAAGAGTATATAAACTTATCGATGCATTATTAAACACAGTCTTAGAGCTAAAGAGTTTATTAAAAGCCCTGCCGTCCATCTCAGTATTATGTACAAAACGCCCAATACCTTGTACATACTTTTCATATTTCTTTAGCTTTGCTATTTCTATAACTATCCTTCTATCTTTCGTAGTTACTTCTATAGTTCTAACTCTATCAACAAGTTTAAAACTTATCGTAGCATTTGACCAGTTATGATATCTACTTAAATGTATTTTCTCATAGGTTATAGGATACCTATACATAGTATGCCCCTTTAGTATCCTACACTCAGCTTCAGCCTTTTCCTTAAGCTCCTTTGGTATTAAGCTCAAACCCATTAATTGTAACTGAGCTATATAGGTAACATCACTATCACTATCATATCTAAACCCATTATTCCTAGCCGTTAGCCACAATGAACGCCCTGAGTTATGCCCTGATAATACCCCAGTAGCCCCTATACAGAATATAAACCCAATTACAATAACTGCTATAAACCAAGGGTTATATCCGTAGGCTATACAAGCAAGTAAGGCTATACCCCAAACAGCCCATATCCTTAATAGCAATTCATTAGCTTTTGCTATTTCTTCATCAGATTTCTTTGGCACTTCGCCTGTTCTAAGTAATTCTATATCGTGCTTAAAATGTTCCCTAACCCATATAGGGTCAGCGTGGTGGGCTTCTATTATTCCACCTTGAGCTTTTATAATTGCCATCTTGCTTATCCTTTAGTATTTTTTTTTTGTTACATTTAGAGCATAAGCATAGCTCTATATTACCTTGTTTTTCTAACACTTCCTTAACTTCTGCTTCACTAATTGGATATAGTTTTGCTCCGCATTCTTTACAAATGCGTTTATAGTGATATTTAGTAACCATTCTACAAAAGCCTTTAACCCCACCTACTTCATTATAAAAATCTTTAGCTATCTTAAAGGCTTCAAATAAAAATGCTACAAATATAAATACTATTCCACAAATTGCCCAAAAGGGGCTAAAAGCCAACTTAATTTTTTGCCTAGTTTTTATTACTTTTAATACTTCTGCTGCTCTCATTATATTCCTTTCACTATTCACTTTCTTAAAAATCAATACAATGCTTCATATCATATATAGCATCTTTAAAGCCATTGATATAAGCTACATACCACGGTTCAGCTCCCTTTAGGTTCTCTTTAGATAGTTCAGCTTTGGATATTTCATAACCTTGCTCCATAGCTTTATTATATCCTTCGATATACCATTGCTCCAGTTCTTCGGTATCATCATCATAGTTATAAATATCATCACTACCATAGTTATATATGTCATCGCCATAATAATACAACTCACTTTGATATAGCTCACCATAAATCATAGAATTCTCTATCAAAAATGGCTTAGATGATAGCTCATCAACCATAGATTTTAAAACTGCTAAGGTTCTATTCATCGCTGTTATATTAATAGTTTCCTTTAGAGTATGCTCATTATAATAGCCTACGCTTAGATTAACACACGCTAAGCCCTTATCACTAAAAGATGATAAATTGCTAGCATCGGTAAAGCTCCCCCTTGCCTTAAAATAACCTCTACTTTCGAATAAAGCTATCAATTCACTATTATTATAACCATATAAGGCTAACTCATCACACCCCTTTCGGTCTAGCCCTATAAAAGCCGTAACGCTATCTAAATTGTTTATTAAAGGGCTAGCTATGCCACTACCCACACCCCCTATCTCTTCATCATAGAAAAAGCCAAATCCATAAGGTATTCTATCCTTTATCAAAGATAGTGCTATATATACACCGCACCTATCATCACCCCCTAAGCATTCGCAAGGGCTATCACTAGCTAAGGATATATAGTCCCCTTTTATATTAAGCTTTGGTAATTCTTTGGATTTATGGTCATTTATAGTATCTAAATGAGCACAAATCAAGGGATACTTTCGGTTTCCTTTAGGCGTTACTAAGATACCAGCCTTATCAATGTATTTAATATTATAATATTCTTTCGCCTTAATTCTATCTAAATAATTTAATATATATTTAGATAATTCACTTTGATTAATCATCAATAATTTTATAAATTCATTCATTTTATTATCCTTTTTCATTTCTTAACATTTAATTAAAAGGGGCTATGCCCCCTTATATTTTAAGCTCTATACCTTCTTACACTATCGAGAAAATAAACTTTGTCATCAATTTCTACTAATTCCACTCCGCTGCCCATATAGGTATAATCATAGTCATAACATTCATCAATGGTATTAACGGCTATTAAATCTCCATCATCTAATAAATAGCCGCCGTGGTATTCACTATATATACAATTATCAATGTGTGCGTTCCCATCATAATTAATAGGTTCTACGGCATTTTCCCTATCAATGTAACATTCGTTGTAATCGTCCCAAACTTCATCTTCATTAGTCATCGTGTAGCCGCTAGTATCCAATAATACCTTAGTGGTATCACCGTCCCATTCACAATACTCATACCCCAATCTGTTAGGCCAATGAAAACTATATAAAACCCCTTCATTCTCATTATAATGGTTAAAAGTATCTAAAAAAGGGGCTTCCCTGTCTTCAATGGTTATATCTAACGCTTCTTTTATATCTTCAGGTAAATGTAAGGTAAATTCCCTATATTTAAACGGCCTATCATCTTCCCCATCTCTTTCCCACATACTTTTTATACCTAATTTTTTAAGCTCATTTTTAAGGGCTATTTTATGGATACTTTCATTATAATAGAGCCTGTCTGCCATATCATTTAAGCACGGCTCCCCATTGTGCTTAATATACTCTTTATCCCATATTAAGCACCTTGCTACTATTTTTTCTTTGTTGTCCCTTAATATTGCCATTTTTGCTATACCATTACACCATTCAAAGAAATGCCCCTTTCTTTTTTGGCAACTTACAGGTAAGTCCTCAAGGTTATATCCTAAGCTAGGTTTAATATATTCTATGCTATACTTTTCTTTCAGTATTTTTTGAGATGCTCTCAAGTTGTCCCTAAAATCTTGAGAGCTTTCAGAATTACTTAAGACTTCGTTAAATGTTTCCTGTTTAATAATTCGTTCTCTAATGTTTCCCATTTTGTCTAAATATATAGCAATCGGCGTGCCTTTGTCGTCTAAGCTATAGCAAGGATAGCCAGCCTCCTTATTTATTACTAAAGCCCAGCGGTCTTCTATAGGATTATATAGGACTACATAGGTATTATTTTCAATTTTGCCAGTAACTCGCTGTTTTTTATTCTCTACTAAACTTAAGAGCCTTCCGCATTCTATAAAGCGGCTTTCAAACTTAGCTTTTATTAAGCTTTCCATCTTTTTCCTTTTCTTTTTTAATTTATGTTATTATACCAAAAAATCTAACTAAAGTCAAGGTTTTTTAGTAAGTTTTTTTTAAAAAGTTTTGAAAATCTTTAAAAGCCCCTTTTTAAGGGTTTCTTTTAAAACTTCTCTTTTCTTTTTAATTGGTATAATTATAGCATAAAATTGGAGCAATGTCAAGTATTTTTAGTAAAAAAATTAAAAAATATCGCAAAAAATTAGCTATTTATTCTAAAATCGTTTATTTTATCCGATGATTTAGCCCATTTTAAGGGCGTTTAAAGCGTGTTGAATATATTCCGAAGTTATTAAAAGGGATATTTATTAGCTTTTTATTAGGCTTTTTAAGTGGTTTTTAGGTTTTAAGAATTAGCCCTTAATTATTTTTAAGATTAGCCTAAGTTTTGCCTAAGGTTTCTTTAAGATTTCCAAAGGGGGCAAGGGGGGAACGCTCGCCGATTGAGCGTTTATTAAGTGTTTCAAATATTTTTTCCAATTTTTTACACCCCCTTAGGAAATCCCAAAATACCTCAAAATATCCCAAAATAAGAAGAAGTAATGTGTAAGAATAAAATTAAGGTGGGTAAAGCTCCCACCCTTATGGTGAAGTGCTACGGCGACTTCTGACCACCTCTTTCTACCACTGGTAGTTGAGCTAATGGGTGAAAAGTATCACCCTAAAGAACCCCAGCTGGGCGACCCACAAAGCATATAAAGCTTCGAGCCAATTAGCAGTTTGTAATTGGTAAAAATAGTCCAAACCTTTTTCAAGGTTCGGTTAATATCCGTAGATATTAAGTGGAAACTACCACCCCCTTTGCAGATAAAATTCTCATAGCTGTGGGTGGTCTCGTGTAATAATTTAGATAGCCTTAAATGGCTCATAAATCGCTAAAGACACTTTAGGCTATACCTAGGGTATCCCTTAGCTATCCAAATGCTTTTATGGGCTATCTAGAGAGAGTGTATTATATATTCTCTTTTATAAATTAATATATAAATCAAGAAAGAGATATCCCATAGATAGGCTAGGGTATCTCTAAGATATCCTTAAGGACACCCTAGACTAAACCTAAGATATCCTAAAGGACACCCTAGACTAATCTCTAGGTATCTTATAGTATATCTTATAGTTTATTCTATAGTATATTTTATAGTATATCTTTCCCTTTCCCTTCCCCCATATGGGACACCCCCATAAATAGGGCATTTGAAGGGTATGATTTTTAGTGATAAAATCAGTGTTTAATATACTAAAAAATAGACTATATTAAATAAGTTCATAAATAGCCTTTAAATCCATTTTAACCCTTTAGGCATACCTAAATATACCCTAAGGGTTCTTTAGCGATTTTAGAGCTATTTAAGGCTTGTTAAAAGCTTATTCTCTATTCCTAACAACTCTTCTCTAACTCTAAATAGTTCATTACGAATAGAGCAGTATAAATCTACTATATCTTTCTCATCATTTTCATCGCCTTTAAATCTTGGTTCGTTAATACCTTCCCAGTCTTTAATACACATATCAAACATAAGCGTTAATTTCTTATATCTATTGTGTAACCTTTCCTTTGTATCTCTTAGTCTTTTAACCTTAGGGTCTAATGGTATAACCTTTCCATTTATTATTTTCATAAATATCTCCTTTGTGTTGATTTATAATTATTATAACACAGATATGTTTAAAAGTAAATAAGTTCATAAATAGCCTTTAAATCCATTTTAACCCTTTAGGTATATCTAGGTATAGCCTAAAGGGTCTTTAGCTGTTTTAGGGCTATTCTAAGGCTTCTATGAGCCTATATAACTTTAGCGTATCTCTTTTTTGAGTACTTAATATTATTGATATCTTTCATATACTCATTTAAGAGTTCTTCATCGACCCTTCTTTGATAATCCATTAGTAGCTTTTTACTATCTATACTAGCTATTTTTACCCAGTATGCTACAGCCATAGCAAGGGCATCTAGCCTATCATCGTGCTTTAGGCTTCCTCTATCTTTTGTTATACGAGTTAGTTGGTAAAACAAAGTATATTCAAAAGCCTTAGGGTCATATGAGCCATCTAGATAAGGTCTTAGGTCTTCTTTAACTACCCCATAGTCAAACACTAGCCTATGTTGGTTTAACACAGGCTCTAGGGTATCTATTATACGCTTCTCTTTTTGAGTGTTATGGCTCACTTCTGTTACTAGACAATTATGTATGGCTTGTAATACAGGTTTAAATAACTCTGAATACATACCATCACCAAAGTTCTTTTCTATTAATATCTCATTGACTTTATTCTCTTTGGCAATTTGAGCTAACTTTACTAGAGTTTGTTCTGAGTATCCCCCAGTTAATCCCCCACAGGCTGTTACAAACATCTTACCGTGTAGGTGTTTAACCACTGCATAACCTGTCTCATCTTTACCACGACCACTAGGGTCTATAGCCATAACTGAGCCTGTGTATGGAGCAAAGGTGCTATCACAAAACAGTGGATAAAACCACCTATCACCTTCAAAGCCTATTAAAGGTAAATCCTTAATCTGCTGAGCAGGTGAGCTACCATAGCTAATAGATATAGGTGCTTTATCTTTTAATAGATTAGTTACTACTATATCCCCAGTTTTTAGTGGATACTTCTCGCTATCGCTTAGGCTAGTATCTAGCATAAACTGCAAGGCATACCCACTTCTACCATAGCTTAGCCTTCTCTCTTCTAAGTCATTAGCAGTAAATCTTTTAGGGTCTGTAGGGGTTCCTGCTGGAACACCATTTTCCATACTCTTAACAATAGTACTAGCTAAAGCCCCACCATAGTTATCTACTGAAGGCACTTCAGCAGTCCATACTCTACAATCAAACCCACTCTTTCTTAGTTTATTATATATACTCTCTTCTGTTTGTGGTGTTCCTAGATATATAATCTGACTTGTAGGCTTAGGTGTTAGTATAGCTTCAAACTCTTTTACAGCCTTTAATAGCTTCTCTCTAAGGTCAGCTGTGGCTGAGTTATTAGGTGCTTCGACATCATCAGCTACTATTATATCAGCCCTACTACCTGTAAGCATAGATGTTATACCTAGTGATTTAACACTAGGGCTATGACTGGCTCTAGCTGGGGCTACATCAAAGGCTACCTTAGATTGTCTTTGGTCGTTTGTAGGCATCAAATGTTGAAGTAAAGGCATCTCACTAATTAACCTTTGGGTAAATGTTGAGAAGTCATCAGCTCTTTGCTTAGAAGCTGAGACAACTAATATCTTTACTTGAGGGTCTCTCCATAATTGCCAACAGACAAAAGCTGATGTTATCCAGCTCTTACCAACACCTCTAAAACCCTCTATAATCTTTCTTTTAGTGCCCTGTTCTTGTAGGTAGTCTGCTATTTGGAACTGCACTGGTGTTGGGGTAGGGAGCCTTAGATGGTTCCAAACTATAAATAAAAATAGTTTAAAGTCATCTTTGGCTTTTTGAATATCATTGTTCGTTTTCATCATACTCCATTAAATCTATAACTTCCCCTGTAGCAGATAGATTAGGTAGAGCTGGTATAGACTTAGCTATCTCTGCTAACACTTCATTAGGGTCTTTATTCATAGGTATATCCCTAAGAGTAAAGCCATTATCCTTTAAAAGTGTAATAGCATTTCTAATATCTTTACTATCAGCGCTACCACTTCTTAATTTGTCTAAGACATTTTCTATAGTAGAGGACATTAACTCTACAAATAAGCCCTCTACTGCTGCGTATGAGTGCTTATCAGGCATTTTGAAGGCTTCTTATAAGGTTCTCTACACGCTTAGGGGTCTGCTTAGCCCACTTTGATTTTCTTAGGTTTATTGCTGCTTGTTGGTAGTTATCTTCTTTTATATATGTTAGGGTTTGTGAAAAGCTTTTCATTTTAGGGATACCTAGTTGATATGCCATCTCTAGTAGGGCTTCTTGCACTATTATAGGCTTTTGTTCTACCCAACTAAACTCCCTTATTAGAGCTGCTTTTAGCTTTTCTAGTTTTAGCTCTAGTATTTTATGAGCCACTTCAGGGGTCATAGGCTCTACTACCCCCTTATTTAAAGCTAACTCATCTTCTTCTAGATAATTTACATTAAAGCCATAGCCAACAGTATCCACCCCAGCTGTGCATTGGTAAATATTAGCTCTAAAGCCTTCATTTACTTTTATACTTTCTATTAAACTCATATATCGCTTCTCCTAATTCTATCTCGCATTATATTAGCACTCTCTTTGCAATGTAGGTGAATATCATTAGTTTTAGATTTGATATCCCTTAACTCCTCTTTTAACTCAATCATAAACTTACTTTGAAAGTCTAACTGATGTCTAAGGATATTGCTTAACTCTTTTGATTGTTCTTTTAAATCCTGCAACACTTGTCCTATCTGCTTTGACATAGCTTGGTATTGATATATCTTATATGCTAAGAATATAAACAAAATACCTATAATACCCAGCTTCTCAGCAGTGCTGGCAAACGCTGTTATAGTAGTTAATTCACTCATTTAAACTCCTAACTCCTTTTAAACTACTTTCTAACTCTTTTATATAACTATATAAATCCCATAGCATTAGTGCAGCTTCTTGTTCTGTCTTTGCACTTCTATTAAAATCCATATAGGGGTTCTCCACTACCAAAGGGGTAAAATCAAACCTAGGCTTATCTATAGGTGCTGTTATTATCATTTCTTTGTTCGAGCAACCTTGCATAAACACTATTGACAGCATCAATACAACTACTATTGTTGTTTTGGATAATGCTCTCTTTAACCTTTGTAACATATTTTATCTCCTTTTGTCTTTCCTGCTTTAACTCCGATAGAGTTTCTAGCCCCTTAGCAAATTCGCTATTTAGTTTAGATACTTCAGCTTCCCACTTATTATTAGCTTCAATAGCTATTTTATTTAGTGTGTGTTGCTCTTTTAGCTCATCTTGTAAGCTACCATTTTGCCACCACAATAGCCCTAAAATGAGAGCCAATATCCCATAAACTATATATCCCAATTTAGTCTCCTACTATTTTTAATTTCGCAGCTGAGCAAAGCCCAGCTTTGCGACCAAAGTTTGGCACTTTGGAAACGCACTAAAGCCCCACTTTCGTGGGGTTCCCCATTTTAACTTCGCAGTGGAGCAAAGCCCCACTTTGCGACAGGGAGTTACACTCCCTTGACCCACCTAAAGCCCCGCAAGCGGGGTACCCCTATAAAAATCCGTGGCGAAGCCACCCATTGAAAGGCTTTTCCAGGGGGTTAGGGGTTGTTAAGGGGGAAGGGGTAGCGGCTGCCAAAAAAGCGCTCCCCCTTCCCACTTAAAGAAATATCTTTAATATCTTAATTTGCTCCTATTTTTAAACACTTTAAACTTATGATACCACTTCACCCAAAAATAAAATAGTTTAGCTTTCCATTTAGCCACACCTATATCAATCATAGCGTCATAGAAGTATCTATCAGCCTTTTCATACCCATATTCGCTTACATTAGCACACATATAGTCGTGGATTACCACCGCGCTAAGGTATTCAGGCGAATTTGGTGGGAAAAGGCTCCAAAACACTCTAGGGATATTAGCCCCATTGGTTACAAAACCTTTTGGAACGCAAATCCCACAATAGCGATAATCTTCATATACTCTAAACTTATCTTTATCTATTGGTTGGACTACTACTCTATCCATTTAACTCCTTTATAATTATTTAAACTGATTTTTTATACAATTAGCAAAAAGGTAAAATATGGCTGAATTGGATAAACTAAAAAATGATTTTGAACTATTAAAGATAGCTCTAAACACTCTTATAGTTACCTTTATAGGTGTTGTTAGCTTCGCTTTTGTTAATTTTGAAAAATTATCAAACATAAAGCTAATCCTAATTAGCTGTTTAATACCTTTATTGCTAATCTTATTTATCATAGTTTGCCTAAAGATAAAACAAAAGCAAAAGGATATAAAGGATACCAAATGATACCCATCATAACTGCTTCTATCTTAATCATCAGCACCATAATATTCCTATACTTTTTAATAACACTCACTAAGGCTTAATCCACCCACTCTATAGCCTTTATCTCATCTATGCTACTAGCACTATTAACCCTAGTTCTTAGCTCATCGTGTTTAAATAATACGCTCTCTATATACTGGGCTACTGCGTTACTAAATGCTAAGAATTCTGCCGTGCTAAATTGAGTTATTGTGTTGTCTTTTGCTATCCACGCCACATTTTGAATAGGGGCTTCTGTATTTTGTGATAATAAAATCGCTGATATTTTTCCATTGATATTAATCTTTGAATTCTCATCTATTTGATAAATCTTATCTTTATAGCTAAACTCGCTTAATTTTTCATCTTTAATACTCTTAAGCTTCTCTAGCTTGATGTATCTTTGAATTTCTAAATCATCATTAAAGAATTTATTAGCATATAGCTCTAATGTATCTTGGTTAGCGATTTTAGCAACTTCAAAAAATCCAGCTGTGAGCTCATCTTTGGTGAAGTCGTCAATTAATTCTTGAGTTTGAAATTCCCCATCATCAACTTGTTTATAATTTAAAGCTCTATCCACCTTAGCAAATGGTGAATTAACATAAGTTGCGTGTGCTTTGATGATTTCATTTGTTATTTCGTTATATTGTGTTCCATTTTTTGCTATTATCATTTTTTACCTTTATCTCATTATAATTCCAGCTGCTGTTACTGTGTTAGTAGCTATATTAAAGTCTGAGCCATCGCCGCCTAAAACCGTGCCTGTTAGAGATGCAAAACTACCACGAGCTAAATTAATTTTTGTAGTTGTGTTAGTAGTGTTAATTGTTAATCCACGACCAGCGATAAAACTTGAGCCATTGTCAATACCAATTCCATAAGTGTCCGAAGTCAAATTTATAGGTTTTGCCGGGTAACCTGTAGTTTGGTCAGTAAAGATTGTTGAACCAGAGCCAATGTCAATAGCAGATTTCCCTGCTGAGGCGGTAATATTAATATCTGATAACAATGAACATTTAGAGTATCGACCTACAATTAATGCTCCATTTTCTAATGTCGCTCTAATTATTCGGGCGTTAGAATGTTGTAATAATATATTCCCAACCAATTTTGGTGAAGTTTGCCAATTAAAAATAATTTCACCATAATTTACATTTGAAAAAGTGATATTTCCAGTGACAGTCCCATTCACATTTATGCGGAACATTCGATATTTATTTGCTTCTCTCATAATGCTATCAATTTCATTTTGACCGTCACCATTGTTTAAAGTAAATATTTTTAATTGAATAGGCGATGATTTTAAAATCAAGTAAGGCGTAAATTCATCACTAACTACTGTGCTTAAATTGGTATCAATAATATTTGTTAAATTACTATTAACACTATCAATTCTACTATTTAACTCACTAGACTTACTATCTAAATTCGCTTTTAGCTCATCTACATACTCTTTAGTAGCTAGCTCAGGGCTTTGT